TTCCTGTCAAATGACCGCGTGTTCCTGATTGACCCAGACTTCGCTTCTCTTGCGACCATCAATGGACGTAACTTTGCCGAGAACGAAATCGCGCCAACAGGTGACGCTGAGAAATTCCAGATTGTGACTGAGTGGGCTTTGAAAGTACAAGCTCCGAAAGCACACGCTGGTATCTTCGACTTGTCAGGTGCCTAAGTAACATTGAGGGGGCGGGTTTACCGCCCTCTCTTTCCATTAGGGGATATTATGAAAAGATTACTATCTAAGGACTCTGCCACTGGCAAAGAGGTTTATTGGAACCAAGACTCTGACGGCTCTACCGTTGTTGAGACTACCCAGAAATTCGACAATCTGCTGAAGATTAACAAGCAGATGAATGATGATTGGCGTTATGGCGGCTTGCGTGGCACTCAGCGTCATATGCAGCATATAGCGGAAATACCTAATGTCGTGTATCATCACCTATTAGAAACGCTGGGCAAGCCTAGCGAAAACCCGAAGGCTTGGAAGGCGTGGCTCAACAGCAACGAGAACCGAGCTTTTAGAACAGGCGGCGGTAATATCTAATGGCTATAACATCTTACGCTGATTTACAGACATCAATCGCCAATTTCTTGGCTCGTAGCGATTTAACGGCTCAGATTCCTGACTTTATTCAGCTTGCTGAAGCTCGCATCAATCGTGAGCTAGAAACTCGTGAGCAAGAGAAGCGGTCACAAGCTACGCTAACGCCTGGTGACGAGTACATTGCATTGCCTACAGATTTGCGTGAGGTTCGTGAGGTTAAGCTGCTTACAAGCCCATTGACGGTGTTGAACTACGCATCACCGACAGGCTTGGACACACAGTATCCTAGCAACGGTCTTGGCAAGCCTAGAGGCTACAGCATTGCTGGTAAGGAGATGAAGCTACGCCCTGTACCAGATGCTGCTTATACTGCTGAGATTATGTATATAGGCTCTGTGGACACATTATCAGCGGTTAGCACTCCAACGCTGTTTTTGCGCTCGCCAGATGTGTATTTGTACGGTGCATTGACTGAGGCGTATATCTACTTGCTGGATGAGACAAGAGCAGCACAGTATGATGAAAAGTTCACTCGTGCTATAAATGAGGTGCGTTTGGATGAGGAGCGTTCACATTACGGCACAGGGCCATTACAAACCAAGTCTGTCTATTTGCGGCAGAATACAGCAGCGGAGAAATAAACTATGTCTGCAATGAGTGATTATCTTGAGAATGAAATTCTCGACCATATTTTATCTACCGGCGCATATACGATGCCAACGGCTATATATGTCGGCCTTTCTACAGGCTCTTTTGCTGACGATAACAGCGGTACAGAGCTTACCGGCAATGGCTATGCTCGTGTAGCAGCTACGTTTAATGCAGCGGCTTCTGGCACGGCTGACAACAGCGCGGCTATTGAGTTTTCAGCAGCCACAGCAAGCTGGGGTACAGTAAGCCACTTTGGGCTGTTTGACGCTAGTAGCGCGGGTAACTTGCTTATCCACGGTGCGTTTACCACTGCAAAGCTGATTGACACAGGTGACATCTTAAAGATTTCTGCTGGCGACCTAGACGTTACAGCAGCGTAGGTGTAGCTGATGGCTACAGGCACCCCGCACCTAGATAACTTTACTGGCAGTATTGATGCGCTTCCATACTCTCTGGATAGCGCATTACTGCTTACTAAAGTTGATTGGTCAAACCCTGACCTAGAACAGCTAGATAATTGGGGTACGCTTGAGCAATTAGACGCATATGGGCTGACGTTAGACCAGCTAGACCAGCTAGAGGTAAAGCACTTTGAAGGCACTGCTACAGCAGCAATTACTGTTGCAGCAGAGGTACAGTTTGCTATTGAAATGCCAGCAGCGGTATCTATCTCCGCATCCGCTACGGCAGATAACACACGCATCCGTGAGATGGCAGGCTCTGTAACAGGTGCTGCTAACTTTGCCGCCGTTATAACACCTATTAGAACAATGGACGCATCTGTAAGCGTTGCTGTGACCGATACGGCAGAACTTACAAGGCTTCGCACATCACCAGCCCCAGCGGCAATATCTGTAACGACCACCGCTGCCTCAAGCCTAGTTTATTTGCTATCAGGCACAGCTAATGCAGCAGTGACGACAACAGGTGCGGCTAATGGTATATTCGTTATGGCAGGCACTCCTGCCGCCGCTATAAGCGTTGTATGCGATGCCAAGCGTCTTGGTGAGGATTGGGGCAATGTGGAAATAGGCTCAGAGGTATGGGGTGATGTTGCTGTAGGAAGCGAGATTTGGGGTACTGTCACGGTTCCCGCTAACGGCGATTTAATTTGGGGTGCCTTATGATACAGTTCGGAGAATGGCTGCCTGACCAGCCTGATTACTTAAATGCTGGCGTTATTGATGCACATAACGTAGTGCCTGCCTATAATGGCTATCGCAGCCTTGGTGAGTTTGTGGCCTATTCTAATAGCGCAACTAGCACTATTTTAGGCATATTTTCAGCTAAAGACAAAACCGGCAACGTAAAGCTGTTTGCTGGTGATAGCGGTAGATTATACCTCTTTAATCAGACAGGTTCTACGCTTGATGACGTTAGTGCTGTAGGTGGTTATTCGCTGACATCAGAAGAGCGTTGGCGGTTCGTAAAATTCGGTGAAGAGGTTATCGCTGCTGGCGGCATTGGTGAAGAACTGCAAAAGTTCAACGTGTCTACTGACAGCGCATTTAGCGTATTATCTACAGATGCCCCAAAGGCAGATTTCATTGCCGCCGTGCGTGATTTTGTTTGGACGGCGAACATTGATGAGGGTTCCGGTCGTGTGCCGTATCGCTGCTATTGGTCTGGCTTTAACGACACGACATCTTGGACGGCTGGCACAGAGCAATCTGATTTCCAGGACATCCCTGATGCTGGTGCGATTACCGGCTTGGTAGGCGGTGAATATGCTACTATCCTTATGGAGAGAGCTATTGTTCGCGCCACATATACTGGCCCACCGCTAATTTGGCAGTTCGATAAGGTCGAGACTGCTCGTGGATGTCAGGTTCCTGGCTCTGTCTGTAACATTGGTCATATGGTGTTCTACCTGTCTGACGATGGCTTCTACTCATTTGACGGCTCTCGTTCACAGCCAATCGGCGCAGAAAAGATTAACCGCTGGTTCTTCGATGATTTTAACTTTGGCTACAAAGACAAGATGACCTCTGTGGTTGACCCGCAAAACCAGTTGGCTATTTGGTCATATGTCAGCAATAGTGCCATCGACACAACGCCAGACCGCCTGCTTATCTACAACTATGCTTTGAATAGGTGGTCATACGCCACAGTTCGCGCTGACCTTGTGGCACCATTCTTCACCGCCGCATACACGCTAGAGGGGCTAGACCAGATTGCTGCATCAGTAGATGCGTTGCCAGCATCACTTGATAGCTCTTTGTATAAGGGCGGTCAGTACCTGTTTGGCGGTGCATTGGGCGATAAGATTTATTCATTCTCTGGAGACCCGCTAGAAGGCACTATTGTTACTGGCGAGACAGGCATTGCCACAGGAAATCACACGACTGTGACAAGAGCGTATCCTTACCACGAGGATGGCACTGTAACAGTAGCTATAGGGCTTAGAGGCACTCATACAGACACAGTGGCCTACACAGCGGCTGGTAGCGTTAATGACGCTGGCTTTGTTCCGTTCAGAGCGCAAGACCGCTATCATAGGGCTAAGATGGTGCTGTCAGGCCAATGGTCATATGCACAGGGTATGGATATCGAGGCTAGGAAGGTTGGCAGGCGATGACTATTGAGCAGCGCACAACTAACTTTCGTATCTTAAATCCTATTACGGCTACGACACGCGAGATTGCTGAGGTTCTAAACCGCACGATTAACGGCGGCTTGAACAGCGTTGGCTATGTAACATTGCCAGCAAACGTAACTCAGACCACTGTGCAGGAGCCGCGATACTCCACATCTAGCTTGGTTTTCTTTTGCGGGGTAGACCACAATCCTTGGCACCATAATCCGTACATAGACGGCTCAAGCACTAACGGCACTATGGTTATAAACTTTGACAATCAGGGACACGATGCAGATTTCGCCTACCTCATCATTGGATGAACTAGAACGTCTAGCTCACCACATTGAAACCGCACTTGCGTACTCTGGTGATACGCATAGCCTTCTACACGTTGTAGATGCTATAAAGGACGGTAGCGCACAGTTTTTTCCACTTGAAAATTCTGTTATAGTGACTGAGATAGTTGACTACCCGAAAAGAGCCGTATGCAGGATTTGGTTGGCAGGCGGTGAGATGGATGAGCTTATAGAGGCTGAGAAAAGCATTGTTGAATGGGCTAGAAGCCACGGATGCGATGGAATGGAAATTATCGGACGCAAGGGCTGGGAACGCCAGCTAAAGGACTATAAGCCAGCGTCAACTGTATTGATAAAGGAAATATAAGATGAGCAAAGGCGGCGGTAGCACAAGAACAATCAATACGATGGTGAACCCACCAGAGTATGCAAAGCCATTCCTTGAGTACGGACTGTCAGAGGCAAAAGAGTTGTACGGCTCTAATCAGCCTCAATATTATCCTGGTCAAACCACTGTTGGCTTTTCACCAGAGTCTGAGATGGCTTTATCTGGCATTCGACAGCAAGCTATCACTGGTAGCCCCTTCATCAAGGGCGTACAAGATGTTGTGATGCAGAACCTGATGGGTACTAACCCGCTACAAGCCGCTGCATTCCGTCCAGTTGTTGAGCAGGTACAAGCACAAGCCGCTAAGGCTGGTCGTTATGGCTCTGGATACCAGCAGGCTGCGTTGGGGCAGGCATTAGCACCAATGGCTTATGAGGCGCAGCAACGAGCGATTGCACAGGCTCCGCAAGCTCGTGAGTTTGGTATGGCTGACCTAATGAGCTTGGCACAGGTTGGCGGCGCAAGAGAGGCGCAGTCACAAGCAGAACTTGCAGCAGATATCGAACGCTTCCAGTTTGAGCAAAACCGTCAACAGCAGAAGCTGCGTGATTATATGGCTACTGTTGCTGGTGGTACTGTTGGTAGTGAGCAGATTACGCCGCAGTTCAGAAACCCAACGGCAGACTTCCTTGGTATGGCTACGCAGGGTGTTGGTCTTGCTAGTCAGCTTGGCCTACTTGGCGCATAGGAGAGCTTTATGAGTCCACGCAGACCAGTAGATATTCTATTCCCTTCATTGCGGAATATGAACGCTAGAGGCGCAAATACAGGCTTGTCAACGGCAGGCCGGTTAATGCAAATGCCTGAGTCAAGCACGGCAAACATTGCTGATATTCGTAATGCTTATGCTCGTCAAGGTTTACAGGCTGGTACGTTGGATGCTGCGAAGCGTCAATCAACAGTTGAGTCTGCTCGTGATAGGGCTATGCGGGCTTTAGGAGCTTTGCCAGAGGCACCTGCGGCACAGACTAGAGCTAGACTTATTGAGCCGACCACAGCGTCTTCTGGGCTTGGTTCTATGCTGCCTGGACGCGGTACACCTGGCTCTGCTGCATTAGGTGCTTTCGGGCAAACTATGTCACAGCTAGGCGGCTGGCAGGATAAGCCTATGACCTTTGGGCAAATCCTTGGTGCGTCTTTAGGCAAAGCTCGTGAGGCGTATGGTACGGCTGAAGAGCGTCAGCGTCAGATTGCTGCGGAGAAAGCTGCTGCTGAACGGCAGGCAAGGCTAGATGAGCTTACTAGATTAAAAACTCTATCTGATATTGCCAAACAGCAACAGCCGGAATTACCAAAAACCTTAACCAGAACATTGCCTGACGGCAGAAAACAAGATTATGTCTTAGACGCTAAATCTCCTCGCGCAGACAAATATGGGCTAGCTCCATATGGAGAGCCTTATTCAGACATTAAGGATGTTACACCAACATCTTTAATGCAAAATATTCGTGCTGCATACGGTACTTTAGACTCGCCCGAAGCCAAGGCAGCTTTGAAGGCTGGAATTGAAGGGCAGACAAAAGGCAATTTCCAATCGAAAGGCACGGTTGTTGGTGCTGATGGTATTGAATTGGGGTCTGCTGTGTTTGACACAAGCACTGGAAAAACAATGTTGTCTGTAGCTGGTGCAGACGGCGAGGAACTTTTGCCTATGCCAAGTGGCTCTCAGATAATAACACCATCTCAAGAGTCAAAAGTTATTATGAACATAGACAACTTAAACAAGTTAGAAGAAACGATTGA